TATGTTGCTTTTTCCAATCCCATTTATCACTATACATTGATATTAATAATATATTCATTTTTAATATAATACATTATAATTATCTAATGATTCATTTTTAATATTTGTTCTTATATAAGATACTGCCTGTAAACACGCATCACTTAAATCATCTTTCTTTTTATTATTTACAAAAATATCTGTTAGTCTCTCATTATCTTTAATGTAATTTTGGCATATATCTATACTTAATTTCTTATTATAAACGTACTTACTTCTTCTAAAATTTTTAGCATTCTTTTTACCTTCGCTTTCTTCATATGTAATTTCGGGAACGTATTCGTGTGTTTTTGATTTTAAAGATGCATTAACCAATACTACATTATCTACCTCTTTATCCCAGTGTTTTATTAAATTGAAATAATTATATATAATGTGCTGTATCGTTTTCATAATACCATTTAAGTTAGATGGCTGATTCTCTATCAATACATAGTCTATCATATTGATGTTAGCCTCTTTTAAAAACCCCACTATAATATCCATTTCATTATAAACCCTTTCTGATATATCATCAATCCCTTTTAACTCTTTTTTGCTTTCTGCAATTGCTATTATTCTCCAATCCAATACTTCTATTTTGTCTGTTTTTTTAAGAATACACAAAGCTAAATTTTTAATACCAATATCAAAACTTATATATATCATTTTATAAATAGTTATATTAATTCTTTATACTTTTTTGAATTGATCCTATAATTGTTTTATTATACTCTTTTATATTATGATGTCTTATCAATAATGTAATATCTCTCCAAAATGTATCATTCGCATAACTACAATTATAGCTATTAATACTTTTATGTTTTTTATATAACCACTTATATATCCGTTCTTGCTTTTCTTGATTAGATATTTGCTTCATATTATGCATTCTTTTTTGTATTATCATTTTTGATAAAAACCCTTTTAATTCTCTACATTTTACATATTCTTTACCTGATATACCATCCCATAAATTACTAAACTGGATATAATTATAAGTTGGACATAATAAAAAATTATCCTTATAATCAACAAATGTGGGGTTATTATCAATAATTAATAATTTCTTACTTATATCATATGTTTTTCCTACCTTCATGGTTTTTAATAATTGAGGCATAATTTTTTTAATTGACTTTTTAATTATGCCATTTTTATCAACAATACAATTATCGCGCGTAAAAATAGGTCTATTGAACTTTATATTATTTTGTTTTTCTATTATCCCTATTTCCTTGTTAGCCCATGTTTTTTCCGATGCAGTATACACAAATATATATGAGTTTGGATAATATTTTTTTATTGTATGCATATAATTTGTAAAATGCGGGCGTATTAATAACGAGTCTTTATTGTAACTTTCACTTAATTTTTTTTCACATTCCATTTTAGATTTATTAAATGAAATAGATGTTGATTTATTGAAACTTTTAATATTTTTCTTGAAAATATCTTGCAAATTATATAAATCACATTGATAACTGCAATCTCCGATTATAGTTCCATCTAAATCTAGTACAAATACATATGGTTCCATATTACAAATCTATTATATATATATATTTATTATATAATAGTATAGAAATGAATAAATATTCCAATATTAACCAAGATAATAAACAGAAAAAATATTTTCAAGAAGGTAATGCTTACAGTAGAAATACATTATCCAAGTCAAAAATATCAAATAAAATTTCTATGAGTAAAATTAATAAATTATCCAGTAATGATATTATATCCGACTCTAAATCACGAGGTGATAACAAACTTAAAAACTTCTTTAAAATGTATGTTTCTAATAAATATAATATTGATAATAGAGCAAAATATTATAAATATATATATAGTAAAATATCTAGGATAAATCAAATATCTTGTTTGAAAAGCAAAAAGTTTATAAAAAAAAAAAAAGTTTATGACGGATATACAATTGATGATATTGTTAATTTGCAAAAACAAATAGGTTCTGTAAGTAGATATGGTGCAATATATATAACGTCCATTAATAATGCTGTCGGTAAATACCCTATAGCTTCTAAACTTATGGAAATCAATAGAAACAATAGTATTGAAAAATGCTTGAATGATCATATTACAACTAAAATAATGAAAACAAAAATATCCAGACATTTTATATTTACATATAGAACATTTATTTGCAACCATATATCTTCTAGTGTCCCACCAATTGTTAAAAACCTTAATTATTTTATTACTCTTAACGAATTAGCACACGGGGACTTAAAACAACTATGTAAAATGAAAACATATGTAAATGATGATAGTTTAGTTTATAACGTTTTTATACAAGTAATGTTATCAATTATGTCTTTTCATAGTATTGGATATATACATGGTGATTGTCATTATGGTAATTTCTTATACCAAAGAAATATTGAAGTAGGCTATTACTATTACAAAATAAATGGTGTCAACTATTATTTAAAAAGCTGCAAATATACTATGCTAATTTTTGATTTCGGATTTGCAAAATCAATTGATAAAGATATAAATGATACATTATCTTATAAAGTTATAGATGATTATATGAGAATTATTCACGCATTTGCAAATGAAAAAATATTAACTAAATCATGGTCACACTATCCCAACCTTCCGTCTGATAATGTTTCACGTTACACGACCCATTTATTAAATAAACTAAATAGTATCAGTAAAGCATTACTTAATAATAGAAATAAAAGAAATAAAAATTTAAATAACTTAATTAATGATATGATAATACCACATCTAATAACTGCCCCTAATAATATTTTTACAAAAATAAAACCACGTGGTAAAATTATAAACAGTAAGCCTTTTATAATTGACGCAACATTACATATTTAGTTCATATCTATTATTCTCCTTTTCTAATAATTTATTTTTTCTTTCTATTATATATTTTGACATACTTTCAAATCCCGCATATAACATATTGTTATACAAATCTATTGGTAATTTTATTCTTAACCCTTTCTTTTCTAATTCTATATTCATCATTGGTATATCCGGTATATTTTTTGGTATATAATAATAATCTATCTTATCATTATCTATAAGTTCTCCTAAAACTGCCCGTGTTCTTATTTTTTCATATAATTGAATAAATTGTCTTAATAAAAACATAAAACTAAGTTTGGGTCTAGCTATCTCTTTATCTGGTATTTCCTTCTCATAAAATGCTTTATATAATATCATTCCTAATATATTATCCATTGGTACATTTTCAAACATTTTAATTGGAAAATTATTCGTAAACCCCCCATCATAATAATAATCGTCATCTATCTTTACTGGTTTAAATAATATTGGTAAAGCCATTGATGCAGAACATGCTTTAAATACACACACATCCGGTGTCGTATCAACGCTAAATATTTTATTTTTACAAGTATATATATTTGTAACTGATACATAAAAGTTTACTCCAAATCTTTTAGATAAATATGAAAATGTTATTTCATCTGTAATATCCGGATATTTAGTATAAATAAATTCTTTTAAATAATTAGAAAAAATATTGACGTCAGATAAACCACAGTCAGTTATTAGTTTAATACAATTTTTATAAGGAATATTACATAATTTATAATCTTGATTTCCTTTTAATATTATTTCTTCCATATCTTGTATAGATAGTTTTAATGCAATTGATAACCCAATAATTGAACCAATTGAAGTTCCAGCAATATGAGTTATATTTTTATGCAAATTCTCAAAATATAAATATCTTATAGCGCCAATAAACATTACACCCCTCATACCTCCCCCAGAAAGTACTAAATGTGTTATTTTCATATAACTATTTGAAAATATATAAACATTATTACTTATATATTTGAATTATATTCATTAACATTTATATTATAATATTTTAAAGCTTCAAGAGCAGCATTATTTTCGGCTTCTTTTTTGCTTTTTCCCGTGGATGTTGATATTATTGTACCATTTCTATCTTTAACACAATAATTGAAAATTTTATAGTTATCCCTCGTTGATACACTTATTTCCTTGAATTGTGGAATATCTTGCAAATAATTTTGCATATGTGATGTTAACATATCCTTATAATTATTTTTTACCCTTATTAATTCACTGAAATCTATATAATTTTCAATAATATATATTAGCCACGATTCTACTACGTAATAACCTACTCCTGTCATCGGAGATAATTTTATATTTTTTGGCAATATTACTTCGTCATCTTCTGATTGATAATCTAAATATAAAGCTCCTATAAATGCTTCAAATATATCTTCCATTATTTTATAATTATTTCTCCCATTTGAATCCTCTACCTGTTTAGATATTATTGCAAACTTCGGAAATCCTATCTTATCAGATAAATATCCTAACATTTTGCCATTTACTAACTTAGTTCTTATTTTTGACAAAAACCCTTCATTTTGATCAGGAAATCTACTATATAAATAATTTGCTACTATCATACCCAGTAACGAATCTCCTAAGAATTCCAATCTTTCATATGAAACATCTTGTAAAGGTAGGCAATCGCTCGGACAATTTATATTACTTTTATTAAAATCAATGTTTTTCATTGTGCAATACGATTTGTGAACAAAAGCAACGCGATATAGATTAATATTCTTATATTTTAAACCATTCAACCCATTGGAATCGAATAATTCTCGCAAGTTTTCATCATTTAAAAGCACATTCTTATTATTATAAGGCAAATTTACACTATCTATTTCCTTTGTTTTATTATGAATATTGTCTATTCTCTTCATTGTATTCCCTTGAATATAAATTATATATATATATCATTTTTTCTTTATACATAAAGATATATATATAAATATTAATAGTATATTTCTTTTAAATAGAATAACATAATAAATGAGTTTTATTGGCAATGAAGGTATAGCACCTACAATACAACTCGATTCTGTTGGAATTGGATTCCAAGTTGACGCTGATGGAAATGCCATCAACGTCGATGGTCTTGATTTAAATAGAAACGAGTATCTTGTTGTAGGTGAAAAAACATATTATCCGGATGAAGATAATCAACGGAATACCAAATGGAGCTTATTAGTTAACAGTGATGGCGTTGCCGTTAACACATCTAGAAATTCTAGTTCTAATTTTTTAAATTCAGATACTTCATTTTTTGTTGACAAAAACTTTTATTGTGCTGGCATTGTTAAAGCCGCTGGTTTAGAACTCAATGATATTATATTAGATGGTGACCCCTTAACTAGTAGTTTAATCAGGGATTTTATTATTAATGCCAATAATATTTCTGCTAATCAACCCTTTCAAGCCGGTGTTAATACAAGCTATGAAGACGTCTATAATTATAATTACTTTGTTAAAAATGTTTTTACAC